TCCAGCCCCGCACCACGATACATTACCTGTATTGCACTTTCGGCGGCTGGGCGGTCTGCCGGTTCAGAGCAAAGGCCGTATCGCGTCCACTCGGCCACGTATTGCGGGAATTTCGCTTTTTGTTCCGTTGTTAGGGTAGTGATCTTTTTCACGCTAAAGTTCCTTTCATTCTGCGGGCCAGACGGGGGAGAGACCGCCCGACCCGCAAGCGACCGGGGCCGCTATTCGGTTGATCTGCGTTCCATCCATCCTGCAAGGCCGAGGCGATCCGCAAAGGCAATCACACTGGATGGTTCGGCGTCTGGACGGCCAAGGACATGCTCGGTGAACAGGTCGCAGCAGGCTTCAAAGCCAAGGCCTCGCATTCCCTCAAGCGCCATCTCGCGGGCGATCTCGGCTTGGTCGCGTTGAGCCTTGGTGCCCTCAAGGTCTGCCATTCTGGGCCACTTGCTCATGCCGTCACCAAAAGAATTGCGAACATAGTAATTGCGATGAAGATGCAGCCGATCAGGCTTCCCAGATGAACGCGGTTCATGCGTCACCCCTCGACCGCGCGGCGCGCACCGGCTCGTTTTCCTTGTGACGGCGATGCTTTGCTGCGCGCCGCTTCTTTAACATCAGCCAGTTGATGCCAGTCTTTCTGTCCAGGACATCCCTCCGCATTCCGGCGGTGATGGTGGGGTCGATATTGTCGTGCTGAAATCTGTTCATTTGCTTTCCCTTTCTTCATCGCAGCGCCGGTCATACGGATCTGCGGATGCTTGTTCTGCGGCGTGGTCCTCGCAGTGATCGAGCCATGCTTGGGCGCGTTCCAACAGGTCCGTCGCGTTGATGATGCTTTCCTCAGAGCCGGGAAAGTCACCTGCGCAGTCAATGACCGCCATGAGTGTTTCTGCCATCTCGCCGCCTTCCTTTGCGCAGCGAAACGCGCCCGCCATTGCCTTAGCGATTGCTGGTGCGCAGAAGATGGTGAAGTAATTCTCCGACGCATCACCAATGGTCAGCATGTGGGCCTCCAACCCAGGAAGAGCCGTGGCCTTGACAGACAGGGGGCGGTGTAGGTTGGCGCTCATGCTCATGCCGACTTCCTCCCGTTGATGCCGCCGCGCTTGGCCCACGCGGAAACGATTGCCGGGGAGCCGTGACAGTGAACAGGTGCTTCGTTGTAGAAGAACGCGCACCAATCACCCATAGCATCCTTGTTATCGCTATCGGCCCGGCCATACGCGCCCATCAGATCATTGCTGACAACGGCTGTGAAAAACGATCCGCCGGGAATTCCGTTTTCGATATAGCGCCGCGACACGTCGCGCATGTGCTGTGGAAGCATGTCATAGTTGATGGTCATGTGTTCTCTCCAATCTGGTATGGCTTACAATAGCGCGCTGTATATACCAAGTCAAGCACAAATTACGCTTGCGTCTATACTAATGCCGTGCAATGATGGCGCTATGAAAAACAAACTCATGACATTCCGCGCATCGGATGACGAGCGCGACAAATGGGCCGCCGCGCTAGAACGTGATGGGCGCAGCTTGTCTGCCGTATGCCGTGCCGCGCTCAACCGGCTGGCGAAGCGCCATGAACGGAAAACGCAGGAGCAAGCAGAATGAACGCCCCTCTCTCCCGTCTTGACGACCACCCTAGCAATGTGCCGCCGGGGAACTTTATCGGCACGGCGGCGGAACACCTTAAGGCGGTCGAGCGCCTGATTGCAGAGGCCCGCGCGAAACATCGCCCGGTTGCCGATCTGCTCAGGCGACAAATGAAACTGAAAGCGCGGTGCGCGGCATTAGGGGGGTATCCGCAATGATGACAGATTACCAGAAACAGCTTGCCAAGAAGGCAGTGCGGGAGCTGGCGCGCGGCGGTCACATCATGGAGACCCGGAGCGATGCTGGTGATTGGTATAACTACCGCATGAGCGACGGAACCATGGTTACCGCGCAAGTCATCAAGGCGCTAACCGGTGCTGGCGTTATTGAGCCGTCAGGTGACGGCCTTTTCGGTGACAGCCAGACCTACCGGCTGACCCGCGATACACCGGACCAAGACGAGTATCTGCGCGCCGCGTTCGGCGCGGGCTGGGTCTTGGCCCGCAAGGGATCGAAAGCCGCCGTGGGCGCAGTTGGGCGCTCAATCAGAAAATCAGAACTGCAAGAGGCGAAGTTTCTGCACGGCCTCATCAAGGCCGGAGCGGAGATGAAATTCACAGAAAAATAGGCTGGCGGAACTTCAACCCACGCCAGCCCAATCACCGGCCATTGGAGGACCGACAACATGAACAAGGTAGCAAAAATCAAAGACGATGTGCAAGAGGCGCGACTGCCGACACCGGCAGAAATCAAGTTGGCGCTGTATCACGAATTGCGCGCCTCGGATGAACGCGGCGACGATCCGAAAATCCCATTTACAATCTCGTCTGTGATTGATCGCGCGTTTGCCCGCGCCAATGCTGGGGAGTTCACGTAATGCGCGCAGATATTCCCCTGATTGAGCGCGTCTCTGCGCAGCTTGTCGAAATGCTTGGCGATGATTTCGACGCCGCCACGTTCTTTGACACACTGGACGGCGAGACCGACGCCATGGATATTATCGGGCGGCTGATCCGCGACCGTGAAGAAGCGAAGGCCCACGCGGCGGCAAGCAAGGCCATGGCCGACGAATACACCGCCCGCGCCCGCCGTCTTGCGGATCGCCAAAAGGCTGTCGCAACGGTTCTTGGCACCATCTTGGACGCAATGGGGCAACGCAAGGTGCCACACCCGCTTGGAACGGTCAGCCGCACGTCCGGGCGCATGTCCTGCCGGATCACCGATGAAACGGCGGTCCCGTCGCAACTGACCGTCACCACGACCAAACCCGACACAGCCGCGATCAAAGCGCAGCTTGAGGCTGGCGAGTCCGTTCCCGGTGCCGAACTGGTGCGGGGTGATGACGGAATTACCGTGAGGATCAAATGATGGACCTCTCAGCGCTTTCCGCAGAGTTCCCGCGCGATGCCGTCCATTGGCGGGCGCAGACACTTACCCGCGACGGCAAGAAGGCCCTTGCGTTGGCTTATTTGGACGCCCGCGACGTGATGGATCGTCTGGACGAGGTATGCGGCCCGAACAACTGGCAATCCTCAATCACCGAGACCGCCAAGGGCCGGGTGATCTGTCGCCTCGGTGTCCGCGTCAATGACGAGTGGGTTTGGAAATCTGATGGTGCGGGTGATACCGCCGTTGAGGGCGAGAAGGGTGGCATATCAGACGCATTGAAACGCGCGGCGGTTCATTGGGGCATAGGTCGCTATCTCTACCGCCTTGATGCCGTATGGGCACCTTGCGAGACCTACGAGAAGAACGGCAAGGCGTATTGGAAATCATGGGACGGATCGCCGTGGGATAGCGTTCGCGGTCGCAAAGCAACGCCCGAAAAGCCCAAGGAACAACCCCGCGACCCACGCAAGATCGCAGACGCGCTTCTAAAAGCCGTGAAGAGCGTCAAGGACAGTAAAGACCTTGAGAATACCATAGCTGGCGGGACCAAGTTTGACGCCGCTTGGGAGTGGTTGCGCGAGAATGATCCACCGAAGGCCGGTGAGGTTAACGTAGCAGTTAATGATGCCCGTGAACGCTTTGGCGGTCCGATTATTCACGGCGATCAGCAGGTGGCGGCAGAATGACAGGTCAGACTGTAATCATTCGAGGTCCATCCCACCGCGCTCTGGCGCACAAGCTGGTTGACTGCGCGCCGCCTGACGCCGTTGTCAACGTGCGTGAAAAACGGCGGTCTCTTGAGGCCAACGCCCGTTTCTGGGCAATGCTTAGCGACATTTCCCGCGCAAAGCCTGATGGCCGCAAGCATACGCCGGAAGTCTGGAAAGCGCTTTTCATGAATGCTCTAGGCTATGAAACCCGATTTGAAATGGGGTTAAACGGTGAGCCTTTTCCGGTTGGGTTCCGATCGTCGCGCCTGTCGGTTCGGCAAATGGCTGACCTTATCACATTCATCGCTGAATATGGCGACAGGCATGGCGTCAATTGGTCTGAACCTAATCCATATGAGGGCGCGCAATGAGGCATGAGGGGTAATCGACATGAGTAAATTTTCAGGATTTTCCTATGACCCAAACACGGGCGAAATCACAAAAGATGGTCGCAGGCGGTTTTGTCAAAAGCACTGCAAGGGATACCTGCAAGGTATGCACGAAAGAAAGAATTACCTAGCCCATAGGGTTGCATGGGAAATCTATCACGGCTTTCCGCCATCCTGGGAAATCGATCATATAAACGGCAAAAAGAACGACAACCGCATTCAAAATCTTAGAGACGTAAGCAGGGAAATTAACCGCAGAAATAGGGCGCTAGCAAGCAACAACACCTCCGGCTTTTCCGGCGTGAGATACCACAACGACGCTAGAAAATGGCAGGCGCGCATTGATTTGAAGGCGGAGTCTATTCATCTCGGGTTGTTTAATTGTTTGACCGCTGCCGTTTTGGCTCGGAAATCGGCTGAGCAGCGTCTTGGGTTTACTAAAAGGCACGGGTCGGTTTCATGAGCAACCTAGCAGGCAAGCCCCCTTTGGGCCTCAAGGAATCGCCACAGGCCCGCGACAAGGCCCATCTAGCGGCGGTAGCGGAATTGCCCTGCGTGATCTGCCATGAGTGGCGGCTTCCGCAACATAGCCCGACGCAGGTGCATCACTGCATCCACGGTCGATATTCCACGGCGCGCGCGCCCGACAGCATGACCCTACCTCTGTGTGAAGGTTGTCATCTTGGCCTGATGGACACCAGCAAGATTGCGCTTCACGCGGAGCCGAAACTCTGGCGCGAGAAATATGGCAAAGACACCGATTGGCTGCCATGGGTTGAGGAGCGATTGCATGGGTAAAAGATCGTCGTTTAAGCGCGTCGAGCGTGATTTCTATCCCACGCCACGCGAGGCCGTTTTGCCGCTGATTCCGCACCTTCCGGTAGACCTGACGTATTGGGAGCCGTGCGCAGGGGATGGGGCGTTGATAGATACCTTGGACGAGTTCTATCCAGGCTGTTGTTGGGCTGCATCCGACATTGAACCACGTCGCTCAGATATGGGGAAGATGGACGCAATGGAATCTCGCGAATGCGAGGTTGCCGGTTGCGACCTGATCATCACTAATCCGCCGTGGGGCCGCAAAATCCTGCACCCGATGATTGAGCATTTCTCAGCCATACGTCCGACATGGCTGCTTTTCGATTCGGATTGGGTTCACACAAGGCAGAGCGCCCCATTTCAGCCATACTTGCGCAAGATCGTCAGTGTGGGCCGCGTGAAGTGGATTCCCGATAGCAAGATGACGGGCAAGGATAATTGTCAGTGGCACCTGTTTGACCAAACTAGCGCGTTTACTGGATCAACGCAATTCTTTGGCCGAGCATAGCAAGCGGAAGGAATGGTATGACTCCATATACACAAGCAGATAAGGTTCCTGTCAATTCGCAGGAATGGCGGAACCTCGTCAATATGCGCTTGGCAGAAGGTTACGGCGTTGAAGATATCGCGCTATGGCTGCAATGCAATGTGTCGCGTGTTCGCTCACATGTTCAAACTCTCCGCGATAATGGAACCCTTGCTATGTGGTGGTCGCGCGAATGAAACTCACCATCAAACTACCATGGCCACCGAAGGAATGCAGCCCAAACGCGCGCGGCCATTGGTCCAAGCGCGCGAAGGCGGCAAAGGCATACCGCAATGAATGCGCGTATGAGGCCCTAGCGTGGGGCGCGCACAGGCTAAACCTGCCAGACGGGCCTATCGGGTTGGAATTGGCGTTCTACCCGCCAGATAGACGCAAGCGCGATGATGACAACATCATAGCCAGTTTCAAGGCGGGCCGGGATGGGCTGGCCGACGCGCTGGGCATTGACGATAACAGGTTCTCAGCGACGTATCGCGTAGACAAGCAGACCGGCGGATATGTGGTTGTGACCATCAGTTCGCCGTCATAGGAGCAACGATATGACTTTCTTCATGGGAATGACTGAAATGCGCATCACCTTTGAATGGCATTGGCCGGATTGGGTTGCTGTCACGGATGAAGACGACAGGCTTGTTATGCGCGTCGTTTACTTCGGGCCGCTTATCTTTGGTCGCCATTGCATTCCAGAAGGTGAGTGATGATCCCCGTTGCAAAATCCGCCGCGTGTGTATGCGGTGGCTTCTTGATTTACTTGGGAATGTAGGGTAGAGGTTAAATTGGCGGGAGCGCTGTAAACCGCTCAACCGCCTCTAGTCTAAAGCATATGGAGGTATGCATTGAACATTGAAAACATCATACATCACGAAAACGAAGGTTGCAACGCATCTGACTTGCAATCTAAGCGGCGATTGCCTGCGCCCCAGAAAATTCGACGCGGTGAGTCGCGTGAGGGCGGCTTCATAATCATTGAGCGGACAAGCAGGAAGCGCCTTTTGCGGGCGTCCGTATGGCCTGTCGAGGTTGCATCACTTGCAGAAGCAGTTATTGCGGCGAGGCGGATGCAAGGCAAATATCCAGAGCGTGAATTTTGCATCTTTGAGCAGGTCGGTTCTTTCACCCCGAGCGCGGATGCATGAGCGGCACGGTCAACATATCCCGAGGCATTTGGGATGACAAAGCGTTCAAGCCTGAACCGCTTACCGAGCGCGAAGCGTGGGTATGGATGGTCATGGATGCGTCCTATAAGGCGCGCACCAAGGAAGTGAACGGGGCGTGGGTTGATTTGGAGCGCGGGCAGCTATCATGTTCCGTCCGGTTCATGTGCAAAGCGTGGAAATGGTCAAAATCCAAAGTAGACAGGTTTTTGAAAAGGCTCGAAAATCGGGACATGATTGGGACAGATAGCGGGACAGGCATAAACGTCATAACCATTTGTAAGTATGACGAATATCAGAGCAAGTCAAAAGACAGCGGGACAGCTAAATCTGAAAAGCGGGACAGCGGTGGGACAGCGGTGGGACAGCGGCGGGACAAACCTAATAAGGATGAAAGAAAGGTGAAAGAAGGATGTAAGACCTCTCCTAACGGAGAGGACGGGCAAGCCGTCGATTTTACGAAGGAAGTTTTTGATCGAGGCGTGGCCTTTCTCAGCAAATACGGGACATCCGAAAAGCAGGCCCGGTCATTGATCGGCAAGTGGCGCAAGAATGTCGGCGACACAGAGACGTTCAACGCATTACGCGACGCTAGCCGGGAGGGTGTATCGGAGCCGGTTTCGTGGATCACAGCGCGGCTAAGGCCGAAAGTCGATAACTTCGATGAAATATTTGCACAAGCGACAGGAGGGGCGAGATGACCCGCACGGATTGGCTCACAGACAGCTTCAAGAGATATCTTGACCGGCGGACCATGCCGCAGGGCTTGAGGGATAAGCCGAAAGCACAGGTCGAGGAAATCCAAGCCCTCATTGCCCGTCTGTTGAAGGACGCGCCGGGGCAGGGATACCAAGATTGGTGGGATGATTTCTCTGACGTGCTGGCCGCGAACTCTCAGACAAGGGCTTGGCCTACCGAGTTTGAGATTGCACGCGCCGCGAAGGATATTCGCTCTGCCCATGCGCTGACTAAGCCAAAGTTTGCAACGGCTGATACCGCAGATAACGGACAACACAGGATCGACATGATTTCGGCGCGGGTCAAGGCCGGTCAGGCCATCGGTGAAAGCTACCTTTACGGGCGCGATTGCGTGGAATTGCTGGATATGGCGTTCATAACCGAGGAGGATTTGAAGCCATATCGGTCTAGCCTATTTTTCACGTTCCGGGATGTTTACGGAGAAGATGAGGCGAAGGCCCGTGAGGCTGTTTTGCTTGAAAATCATCGCCAAGCGGTTGCCGCAAAGAGGGCAAGAGCATGACCGACACAGCCAAGGACATCATCGCCCAAACGGCAGACCGATACGGCGTCAAGCCGTCAAAGATACTGGGTCGCAACAGCGCGCGTGTAGCATCCGTCCCACGGCAGGCCGCAATGGCCGCAGTTCAGCGCGACCTTGGCTATTCGCTTCCGCGCATTGGGCGGATTTTCAAGCGGCATCACACCACTGTTTTACATGGCATCCGCGCCCATGCGGCGCGTCAACAGAAGGAAATCGGGTGATGGATTTGGAGCAACACCTACTACGGCAAATGGCTTTCAGTCACGCAACCTACGGGCCGGGTGCCCGAACTGGCGGGTTGATCGACCACATACGAAAGGAGCTTGACGAGGTCCGGGATAGTGGCGGTTCGAGCGACGAGTGGGTCGATGTCGTCATATTGGCGTTGGACGGTATGACGAGGCAACTAATGTTCTGCAATGGTGAACGGAACATTAACCCCCGCGAGGTCGCGCAGATCGTCTGCAGAATGATTGAAGGGAAGCAAAGCCGAAACGAGGCCCGCACTTGGCCGGATTGGAGAACAGCGGACCAGAATAGGGCAATTGAGCATGTCCGAGAGGGGGATAACTAATGGCAGGATCGGTCAACAAGGCTGTATTGATGGGTTGATGTGATAATGAGGTTGTGATATATGGTGGACATGGACAAAATCGCCGAACTATACACTTCCGGGTTTAGCATTTCCCAAATCTCCAAAAGCACAGGGACGCCGCTTTCAACAGTGAGGTTTCGGTTGAAGAGACTTGGGATTTTGAGAACAAGAAAAGAGGGCCTGATGCTTGCGTCGTCACAGGGCAGATTGGGCGGGCATATGGTCGGGGTTCGAAGGGATTTCACCGATGAACACAAAAAAGCGATAAGCGTTGGGCGAAAGAGGTGGGCCGAGGTTAACTCTGTCGGCACATCGACGAAGCCAAGCGGCTATTTGGAATACACGAGGGGGCCACATAAAGGCAGGTCTGTCCATGTGGTCAAGATGGAAAAAAGAATAGGCCGCAGACTAAAGCCTAATGAATGTGTGCATCATAAGGATGAGGACAGGGCCAACAATAAATTGTCGAACTTGGAACTAATGACACGATCAGAACACGCACGCCTTCATCGATCGCTAGAAGCGGCGCGAGGGCAAATTAGGGATAGGAAGCCGAATGGGAAATTCCGTTAATCGCGTAACACTTTTGGGCAATCTTTGTGCGAATGTTGATGTCCGAAACTTTGCCAATGGCGGGAAGGTCGCAAACCTTCGCGTCGCCACAAACGAGACGTGGAAAGACAAAAACACAGGCGAAAAGCGCGAGAAGGCTGAATACCATACCGTAGCCATATTCCAAGAGGGCCTGGTGCGCGTGGCCGAACAATATCTGCGCAAGGGGTCCAAGGTCTATATCGAAGGCCAGTTGCAGACCCGCAAATGGCAGGATCAATCCGGTGCCGACCGGTATAGCACCGAAGTTGTGCTGCAGGGGTTTGGCGGCACTCTGGTGATGCTGGATGGCCGCGGCGAAGGCGGCGGCGGCGGCGGATATGGCGGCGGGGATATGGGTGATGACATACCGTTTGCACCAGAATGGAGGGCATAGCGATGGAATGGCAACCGATGGTGTTTTCCGCCGTGGCCGCTCTTGCAGTTATTAACATGATTGTTTGGATGTATGAGAGGCATTCTGTATCCGCGTTTTTAAGTGGCTTTTTCCTGGCGGCGTCTATTGTCGAAATTGCGCCAATCATAAGATGGGTCACACCATGACAACCACAGGGATGCCAACCGAAACCCGGCTATTCGCAAAGATGACCCGCGATGCGTGGGAAATCAAAAAACGCAGCAACGATATCGCCAAAGTTGAGCGTGAAAACATGCGCATCAATTCTGAGTATGTTCTAAGCATCCTCACGGCAGATTGGCGCAGCACATCGGCCATGGTCTCCCGCGCTGACATTTCCCGCACCGATACGCTGATACAGCTTTACCTGTTATACGACCTGGGACTTGCCGATCGCAGGAAGCGCAAGGGCAGCAAGGCAATGGAGTGGAGGAAGAAATGACCAAGGCAAAAGCACTGAAAGACCTGCTGGCGAAGGTGGAGGCGGGTGAGTTAAAAAAATGGCATGAAGCCTTAGCGATCGGTCTGTTTCCAGATGACAGACACATTTTATTGATGAGTGCTTACGGCGGCTCACTAGACGCAGCCAAGGCACTGCACGATGTTGTTCTGCCGGGGGGGATCGTAGCCGGAATGATAATGTGGGACGATTTGTGCCGTGTTGAACTTGCCCAAACCCACGAGAGGGATGGAGACGTGTGGCATGGTTCTAGCGACTTGACGTCCAATGGAGAATGCGATGACCTCGCCCGCGCGTGGCTAATAGCAATCCTGAAAGCCCTCATAGCGGAGGAAGAGGAATGACAGAGCCAATGGGCCGCGCAATAGCGCAAGGCGCAGAGATCAACAGGCTTCTAAGCGAGGTGGAGCGATTGCAGAGCGTCATTCGCGGGCTGGAAAAGGGCATGACAGCGAAGAACCTAGAACTGCGCAAATATCGGATAGCGGCAAGGAATAGCAACGCGAGGGCAGAATGACAAAACACAGGCCGCGCGACAAAAAAACCCAGAATTGAGGTTGGTGCGATGATTCTTGATATAAGCTATTTCAAACGGCCAAAGATGGCTTTGCACCAGAATTGCGCCGAGGTGACTGAAATGGCAGAGCGGTGCTTAAGCCCATGTAAGGCGCGCGATTACGCCTTTTGGCTTTATAGGGCAGGCCAAGCATATTCGCTCTCGGATGGAAGCGAATATGTAAGGGCAAACGAAAGAGCTGCGAGGCGATTAATCTGGTGCTAACAAGGCTTAACAACAGAAAAAGGGCAGGGCATGGGCAAGGCATACACCAGGGGCGCAAAGCGTCGGGCGAAAAAGCTGGCGGGCGTCGCTGATCTTACCGAGACGCCAAAGCGCGAAGCAAACGGATGCTTTGCAAGCCGCATCAGGCAACAGGCAGACGACCCCAAAAAAACAGCGCTACAAGCCCGCGTGAGGCAGTCCGGCGGCGAGGACACCAGAGAGGGCAGAAGCGCCGTAAGCGCCCCGCATATAGGATGCCAGATAGGATTGGTGATGGACTACGCCATTGCCGGGAACGTTAAGCGCGATACGATCACCGCATTGTGGCGCACGTTCTCGGATTGGTGCATGGCCGAGGCAGCATATCGACGGCGGTATATCGGCCAGAGTGAATACGCCAAGACCGCATCAATCCAGATGATGCCGGAGAGGTTCGAGGCGGACACGTCGCACACAGTTGATCTTCGCAGCGAGGAGGAAAAGGACCAGGCCGCGATCAACGGATGGATGCACTGGCAAGGCCTGTTAGGGCATCTTGACAGAAATATGTCGGCTGCTCTGCACGATGCCCGGCTAGAGCGGGTGACGCTGTTCAGGGGCGGCAAGCCAACGCGGCGCGGTATCTACGCGCTGGAAAGCCTGAAAGCACTGCATCTGGTTGTATTATCAAAGAACGGTTGACAATTAGAGAAAACTACCTCACAACTCGTTCATAATCGCAGAGCGAGATGCGCCCGGTCGAAAGGCTCGGGCGTTTTTGATTCAAGGGGCATATTCGGTTAGGTGTATCTCAGTGGTAGAGTGGCGGTTTCCAAGTCCGCGCGTCCGGGGTTCGATCCCTCGCACCGTTGCCAAGCAATAAATGCCAGCGATTGGCATATTAATCACCATCCCAAGCAATAAAGGAGCCTGCCCGGTAACGCGGCGGGTAGTTTCGTATGAAGTTCAGCCAGGACGTATTCGACGCGATATGTGATGAGATCGCATCGGGCAGAAGCCTTCGGAGCATATGCAAAGACGAAGGGATGCCACATCGCGGCGCAGTCCAGAAATGGTTGCGTGAAGATGAAGCGTTGCAAATCCAGTACGCGCGCGCGAGAGAGGATCAAGCCGACACGATCTTTGACGAATGCCTGTCGATTGCGGACCAATACGACCGCGGTACTGATAACGGCGATGGCGGCGTTGACCACATTCAGCGCGCGCGGCTTCGGATCGACACGCGCAAATGGATGGCTGGCAAGATGCGGCCCAAGAAATACGGGGACAAGCTGGCCATCGGCGGTGATGATGAAATGGACCCAATTAAAACAGAGGAAACGGGGCAAGCGGCTACAAAGCTGGCAACCCTGTTGAGCGGCATTGCAGAGCGCAGCGGAACAACTGGCAACCCTGCCGGAGAATGAGCGCGCGCAGATCTTGGCGCAGTTCACTGAAAAAGAGGCCGAGGCCCTTCTTTACGATTGGCGGGGGTTTTTGGCGAGGCCGGATCAAATCGCGCCTGATGGCGATTGGGACATTTGGCTATGTCTGGCCGGTCGCGGATGGGGCAAGACGCGAACAGGTGCCGAGTGGGTTAGAGAGCAGGTAGAAGCTAATACGGCGGGAAGGATTGCGCTTATCGCAGAAACTGCCGCAGACGCCCGCGACGTGATGGTCGGGGAGATCCTGCGCATCTTCCCCAATCTCGACCGCCCGACCTACACCAAGTCCAACCGGTGCGTGGCATTCGAGAATGGGGCGAAGGCGTTCACCTATAACGCGGTTGAGCCTGACCAGCTTCGAGGTCCGCAGCATGACGCTGCATGGCTCGACGAATTGGCAAAGTGGAAATACGCAAGGGAAACATTTGACCAAGCGCAATTCGGTTTGCGTATGGGTGACCATCCGAGACAGATAATCACTACAACGCCAAGACCGATTGAGTTGATCAAGTCGATTGTCTCGGGTGGCGAGGGCAAGGTGCATGTCACGCGGGGCAGCACAATGGACAATCGCGCCAACCTTGCAGCGTCATTCATGGATCGCATCCAGCGTAAATACGCAGGCACGCGATTGGGGCGGCAGGAGCTTAACGCAGAGATCCTTGGCGATCTGCCCGGTGCCCTTTGGCGGCAATCAACGCTTGACACATATCGAGTCTCAGATGCCAAGGAAATCGGGCGCACCGTTGTTGCCATCGACCCGGCGGTAACAAATACAGAGGACAGCGACGAGCACGGCATTTGCGTGGCTGGCATTGGCCCGGACCAAACTGGGTATCTCCTAGAAGATGCCAGCATGAGCGGAAGCCCAAACGAATGGGCCGCCGCAGCGATTGCGAAGTCCAAGGAATACGGCGCTGACGGTGTTGTTGTCGAGGTAAACCAGGGCGGGGATATGGTGGCGCACGTGTTACGAACCATCGCCCCAGCGCTGAATATTATCGAGGTCAGGGCGTCACGCGGCAAGCATGTCAGGGCAGAGCCGATTGCTTCGCTTTATGAGCAGGGCCGCATCCGGCACGTGGGGCAGTTCCCAGAGCTTGAGGGCCAAATGACACAAATGACAACGCAAGGTTACGAAGGCGACGGCAGCCCAGACCGCGTTGATGCCATGGTTTGGGCCATGAGCGAACTATTTGCAGACATGATCGAACCGCTACCGGATGCTTCTGTGCATCACCGGCGTCTCAATCGTGGGGGCGGGGGATGGCTAGGCGCATGAAAAACGACGAATTGATTAAGCTGGCCCGCACCAGATTGTCCGACGCTTTGGACGCGGATGGAACAAACCGCGAGCTTGCCATCAATGATCTGGAGAACCTGGTAGGCGACGGCCAATGGCCGGATGACGTTCGCACGCAAAGGGAGGCTGATAGCCGCCCGTGCCTGACAATCAACCGCCTGCCGCAGTTTGTGCGCCAAGTGACCGGCGATATTCGCAAGATAAATCCGGCGATCAATGTCACGCCGGGCGATACCGGTGCCTCAAAGGAAGTCGCGGAAGTCATAGAGGGGCTTATCCGCCAGATCGAATACAGGTCTGACGCGTCGTCGGTTTATGAAGCAGCCGCCGAGGGTGCCGCGCAATGCGGCATGGGATATTGGCGCATCCGGGCCGATTGGGAATCGGATGACGGATTTGACCAAGAAGTCTTGGTTGAGCGCATCCATAACCCGTTTTCGGTTTACTTTGATCCAACGGCAAAAGACCCGACGCGCAAGGACGCCGAGTTTGTGTTCATCACCGAAGCGATGGGCGAGGAAGATTTCAAGGACGCCTATCCCAATGCGGTGATGGTGGATGTTGAGTCCGATAGCGACGTGGACGGCATTGAGAATTGGCGCGACAAACAATCTGTTATCGTGGCCGAATACATCTACCGCGATTATGACGATGTAGAAATCGGGCTTATGCAGGATGGCACCGTGGTCGAGGACCCAGCGCCGCCCATGAATTTCGTCAGAACTCGCAAGGTTCAGCGCCAGAAAATCATGTGGTGCAAGGTCACTGGCAAAGAGGTGCTGGAAGGCCCAACTGCCCTGCCAGGCAAGCATATCCCGGTTATCGCGGTTATGGGTGAGGAAATTTGCGTGGGCAAGGAAACCCGGCGCAGTTCGGTCATCCGCTATGCTAAAGACCCGCAACGGCTTTATAACTACTGGCGATCTGCGCAGACTGAATTGGTAGCGCTGCAACCCAAGGCCCCGTATCTGGTGACGCCGAAACAGGTGCATGGCTTCGAGGGTTTATGGCAGGCCGCGAACAACAGCAACGAGCCTTATCTGCCATATAACCCGGATGAAAAGGCCCAGGGTGCGCCACAGCGCGCGACGCCGCCGGTTGCCTCGTCTGGCATGATGCAGGAGGTGCTGACAGCCGCCGAGGACATGAAGGGCACGACCGGCATTTACGACGCCGGGCTTGGAAGCGCAGGCAACGAGAAATCAGGCATCGCGATTCAGCGCCGACAGGTCGAGAGCGATATTTCAACGTCGATTTATTCGGACAATATGGCAAAGGCCATTGCGCAAGGTGGCCGGGTTATCGTGTCGATGATCCCAGATGTTTACGACACAAACCGGGTTATTCAGATTCTAGGCAAGGACAGCACGCCACGCCAAGTCATGGTTAATGGCGTGCAAATGTCGCAAAATGGCGTTGTCCCGGTTAATGACATAAGAATTGGCCGCTATGACGTGCGAGTTGCGGTTGGGCCGAATTACACCACCAAGCGGCAGGAAACTGCGGAGAGCATGATTGACTTTGTGCGCGCGTTCCCGCCTGCCGCTGGCGTGACCGCCGATCTTGTCGCGCAAAACATGGATTGGCCCGGCGCGGACCAGTTTGCAGACAGGTTGAAGAAACTCTTGCCGCCCGGCGTTGCGGAAAGCGATGAACCGCCGTCGCCGCAAGAGCAGCAGGCTATGCAACAACAACAGGCAATGCAGCAGGCGCAAATGCAGATGCAGATGGCGCAAGAGCAAGCAAAAACGGAACAGGAAGTTGCTGGCGCGAAAGAAGCGCAAGCTGATGCCGAAAAAGCCCGGCTCGATGTTGCGGAGAAATCTTTGGAATTGGCCATCAAGAACGGCCAGCTAGACGCGGCGATCCAACAGGCGGTCGCTCGTGCGCTTCATAGCGCGATGGGGCAGCAAGCCCCCCAACCGGTCCTAACGCGGACCTTCTAAACAGGCGGAAAAATGGAAGAAGAGCAAACCCTCGCCCCTGCGGTGGCGAGTGATGATGACGTGACGGAAAACGAAACCATCACGCAAACCGAAGAAGTGTCAGAAGAGACGCAAGAAACGGAAGGGCAGGAAGAAGGCCAGCCCGCCTCGGAGTCGGAAGGTGAAGAGGAAACAGTCAGCCCCGCAAAGGCCCGCCGCGAACGGCGCAGGGCCGAGGTGCGACGGTTAAAAGATAGTGAAGCGCAGGCGCAAAAGGAATTGGCCGAAACGAAGGTCAAACTTGAACGCTTGCAGCAAGTTGCGCAAGAATCGCAGCCCCCCAAGCAAGAGGATTACGCCAATTACGATGACTTCCTGGCGGCAAAAACGGCCCATCATAGCCTTGCCGCCATCGACAACCGCCAAAAGCGTGAGTTGGAAATGGAAGCGGAGCGGAAAGCGGCTGAAATCAGCAGTATCTCCGAGCAGGAACAGCGGGAAATGGCCCAAAATTGGGCCGACCAAGCTGGCGAGGCACGGAGCAAATACACCGATTTCGACACCGTTGTAACCGCCGAAGATTTGTCAATTACGCCCTCTATGGCTCGCGTGATTGCCTCGTCCGACCTTGGCGCAGACATCGCTTATCACCTTGGGACAAACAAAGCGGAAGCGGCGCGGATTGCGCAAATGAGTGACCTTGAAATGGCGCGGAACTTAGGGGCAATCGAAGCCCGCCTATCCATGCCGAAGGTCAAAACCCAAACTACTGCCCCCGATCCGGTTACACCCGTGCGCCCGAAGGCCACGGCGGCCAAAGACCCGTCCAAGATGACCCCGAAGGAATACCGGGCTTGGCGGGAAAACGGCGGCAGCTTCTAAGGAGCCAAGTAAATGGCAAACACCTTTCTGACGCCCTCTGTGTTCGCACAGGAGGGCCTAATGCAGCTTGAGAATGAGCTTATTCTCGGCAACAAGGTCAACACGGACTACTCGAAAGAGTATGCGATGGTCGGCGACACGGTCAGCATCCGCCGCCCTACGCAATACCTCGGGCAAGAAGATGACCTTGATGTGTCGTCCTACCGTGAGGATATCGTGCAGGGCAAAACCACTGTGACGATGAACAAGACCGTCTCGATTCCGGTGGATATCGGCGCAATCGACGCCACGCTTTCCTTTGACCGTGTGCAGGAGGATATTATCCGCCCCGCCGTCATTCGGATGCGCGACAAGATTGAAACCGAGTTGGCGTCGCTTTACACCAGCGCCTATTGGTTCGACGGCACCCCCGGCACGGTCCCGGCGACGTTCAAGGCCCTTGGTGGCGTTGGCGCGATCATGACGGATGCGGCAGTGCCGCAGGCTGATCGGTTCGCTGTCCACGGCACCGAGGCGGCGCTTGAACTGGCCGATGGTCTCAAGGGCGTCTATGTCCAGGACAAGGCCAAGTCGGCATTCGAGGAAGCCAAAATCGGGCGTTACGCCGGTTTCGACAACTTCGAGAGCGTCCACACGCCAACCCACACCGTTGGCGTTGCAACCGGCACCCCGCTGGTCAATGGCGGCACTCAGGCTGTGACTTATCTGGCATCCAAGGACACTTGGTCCCAGACCCTGAACACCGATGGATGGACCAATTCCACCACCGGCATTCTGAAAGCGGGCGATATTATCACTATCGCAGGTGTTTTCGCGGTCAACCCGATCTCGAAGCAGAGCACTGGCCGCTTGCAGACGTTCACCGTTCTGGCCGATGCCGATTCCGGCGCGACCACTGGCCCGGCTGCTTTGACCGTATCGCCCCCGATGATTACCTCGGGCGCGTATCAGACTGTGACGGCACAGCCTGCCGACAACGCGGCAATCACGGTCAAGACCGGCACTGGCGGCACCGGCTACAAGCAATCGCTGCTGATGCACCCGAAGGCGTTTTCGCTGGTTACTCGCCCGCTGAAAATCGCCTCTGGCTCTGGTGTCAAAACCAGCACCAAATCGGGCAACAAGGTTACCATTTCGGCCACTGAATACGTCAACGGCGACACGCTGGCGCACACCATGCGCTTTGACATGCTGTTCGGGGTGAAATGCACCGATCCGCGCCTTGTGGCTCGCTTGACCAGCTAATCAACAACGGGCGGGGCTTAACGGCCCCGCCTACTCAAACAGAGGTGTGCCATGGCGACCGTCCGCGAAATCATATCCCGCTCGATGCGCAAGATCGGCCTTATCGGTCCTCGGGAAGAAGCCGAGGCGGAAGAAATGGCCGAGGCTCTGGACGCACTCAACGCGATGTTTCATGGGTGGAAACTGCGCGGCGTTGACCTGACGCACACAGATGTATCACTGAATGACACATTCCCGCTTGGGCAGGAATACGAAGAAGGAACTGTTTTCCTGCTCTCGGCGCGGATCTCTCCTGATTACGAGATTCCAGCGCGGTTTGATGCGGACGACTGGTTCCGCACGTTCCAGGCGGCATATTTCGCAACAAATGAGGCAACAATCGCGCCGGGCCTGTTGAATATGCCCTCACAACGCACGTGGTTTAGCTAATGGTAAGCCTGACTTTCGCCGGGCAATCCGCGCGCGACCAGGATAACGAGCAGGGCAATTCAGGGCGGCTAATTAACTGTTACCGTGAGCCATTGCCGCCGGGCGGTAAGTCAACCCATGCGATCAAGTCTGTCCTTGGCATGACCGAGTTTGTTACCCTGCCAGATTTGCATGTACGCGACATGACATTTCTCGGCAGCTCGTTTTATGTTCTGGTAAGCGATACGCTCTACAGCATTGGTCAAGCGGGCACGGCAACGGCACTGGGAACCACTGTAAGCGCAGAGGGCGCGCAGATATTCGGCAACAAGACTCTAGCAAATCAAAATGTCTGTGTCGTCTCCGATGGCAGGTATTTTGTCTGGGATGGGTCTACCATGAGTGAGCCGACTTCTGGCGCGTTTTCAGCATTTGGTTCTGGCGACTTTCTCAGCGGTTACGTCCTGCTAACTGAGGAGGACGGGCAGAGGCTACAATGGTCTGACTTGGCAGATCCCACGTCATTGCCGGGGCTTAACTTCGCAACGATGGAAGGGCGAGACGATAACAACCTGCGCGTTATGGCGATCGGCGGGCGCGCTTGGATCATGAAGGAACGGTCTATTGAGGTCTGGTATCCGACCGGGCAGGCCGGTGCCAACGCATTCGCGCGGATGACGGGCGCGGTCTATGATATTGGGCTGAAATCAAAACGCCTTGCGGCCAAGTTCAACGGCGGCGCGTTCTTTGTTGGATCTGATGGCATTGTTTACCTTACCGATGGTGCCACAAGGCAACCAATATCAAGTTCTGCCGTTGAAACGGCAATCCGGTATTCAGACCCGACAACATGTTTCAGCTATACCGACGAGGGGCACAAGTTCTGCGTCATCAAGTTCAGCGATCGCCCGGCATGGTGCTATGACATCGCAACCGGTGAGTGGCACGAGCGGGCCAATGGCTTTGGGAATGATTTATGGAATGCTGAGGCCAGCGCAAAGGCTTGGGGCGATTGGTATGTCGGCAGCATTACCGGCAAGATCGACAAGCTATCCCGCACGAACGAGGATAACGGGGCGGCAATGGTTCGCCGCATTGTGTCAAGCACGCTTTACAATGAGGGCAAGCGGTTCCGCATTCCAAAATTGGAATTTACGGGGCGTGTCGGGCGGTTCGACCAGTCAAGTTTCACGACCTACGTTGATACAATTATGGATCGTGAGGATGGCACCCCAATTCCGTATGAATATGACGCTCTTGTTCTGGAAGATGCGGATTATTGGGAAATCAACGGGGAATACACCCGAGAGCCGCAAATCATGGTTCGACTAAGCAAGGATAACGGCCAGACGTGGGGGCCAGAGCGGACCCGCGATATAGGCCGTCAAGGTGAATATCGGCAAAGGATCGTTCTGCGGTCACTTGGGCAGTTCCGACAGGCAACGGCAGAGGTAACCACGTCAGATCCCATCGATTTTACGATGGACGCAAACGCAAACTTGGAAATAGTATGACAGTCGAGTTGAAAGACCCGCTTTCGGGACAGCCCATAATCGACCCCAAAACCGGCGCGCTGACACTGGACGGTCTGGAACTGTTGCAACGCCTTCTGTCCGCGTTGCGGGATCACGAAGCCAGGATAGTAACGCTAGAGCCGTGAAAATCACAGTTGATGAAGCGCGGGAATACCTGCGCCACAAGTCGCAGCAGATAATGGGTGCGACGCCTGAAAACCTGCCCTCAGACGGGGTTAAATATTACGCGTATGGGCCGGTTTGTGGAATGTTTCATCGCACGTTCTGGCCGGGCGTTTGGATGGCGCATTACGCGGTAAAGCCAGAGGGTTGGGGGTTTCTAACAACCCCGGCGCGGGCCGTTTTGAATGAATTTTGGGAGGCCGAAGGGCCTGAACGTATCATCGGGTGGACGCCCGAAAGCAACCGTGCAGCGATGGCATTCGCGCGCCGCCTTGGCTTTGTCGAGGATGGCCGGATGCCCCTGCCCGGTGGTGCAATCATCATGCAAGGGTGGGCGAAGTAATGGGCATTGGCGCAGCAATTGGGAGCGTAGTCGGGGGCATTGCTCAGGGCCGCTCGGCCAGCAGAGCCGCAAGGGCGCAACAGGCGACAGCGAACCGGCAGATTGATCTTCAAGAACGAATTTATGAAGAAAATCTTGGCCGGTTTGACCCGTATCTTGAAAACAACACAAACGCCCTTGCTGCACTGATGTTTGATCTAGGCATTGGCGATGCCCCGACAATCGGTGGAACGCCGCTTGATGTGACGGAAATCCCTGGCGGCGGGCGCTATGAATCGTTTGCGACCGAGCGGATGAACGACGCCGGGGAGGGCGGGATAAGCATTCCGGGCCAGCGATGGGTTGGCGGCGCGGCAACGCGATACCAAGCGGGCGATCAGATATTTGACACGCGCGAGGAAGCCGAGTCATACGCTAACGCGAACCGAACTGGCGGCACCGTTTACCAAGGCTATCAGGCCAGCCCTGACAATCTGTTCAGAATACAGCAGGGCATAGCGGGCGTTGATGCAAGCGCGGCGGCGCGCGGTGGTCTTAATTCTGGCGCAACGATTCAGGCAGCAAACGACCGGGCAATTGATATTGCCAGCCTTGGCCGCGATAACTACCTCAACCGGCTTTCCGGCCTGGCTTCAAGCGGCCAAAACGCGGCGGGCCAAGGCGCGGCGGCGGGTCAGAACTACGCAAACGGGGCAAGCACTGCGTTGGCAAATCTCGGCAACGCGCAGGCGGCTGGTGCCATCGGGCAGGGTAATGCCATTACGGGCACGATCAACAACCTGACCGGCCTATACCAGTATCAGAACCTGCAAAACGGCAATCGGGGCGGGCAGGCTGGCGGATGGCTCGGTGACATTGCTTTTGGGGGCGGCGGCAACTGGCTCGGGGGCTGGTGATATGACAACTGACGCTTGGGATTGGTCTCCATATCTATCAGGCGGTGGAACCCGCGCCGACGCGATGTCGGGGCTTGGCGCGCCGTTTGTTGGCGCATTGCAGCGATTGTTCTCTGAAGCCCCGCCCGAGATACAGGCGCAATTGCGTGTCAACTCCGCGTATCGTTCCCCGGAACTGCAAGCGCAGCTTTTCGATGACGCCATTCAGCGATATGGATCTGAAAGCGCGGCGCGGCAGTGGGTGGCACCGCCGGGCAATTCCCGGCACAACGCGGGCCGGGCGGCTGACCTCGGGTTTCTCAACGGCGCGGCGCGGGAATACGTCCATGCGAACGCGGGTCGATACGGTATGCAGTTCCCAATGGATTGGGAGCCGTGGCACATCGAGCTAGCGGGCGAAGGAGGCGGCAGGGTGCCGCTTGATGGTGGGTCATCGCCCAGCCCGCAGCAGAACGCCCTGACGGCGGTTTCTGAGGCCCCACAGGGACAGCAGACCAACCAGCTTGCGCAGTTCCTCGCAGCGCGGCCACAGATCAATCAATTGAACGTCGCTGATTTTATGACGCGGCCAAACCAGAGCCAGAACTTTTTGAGCATGATGCCGGGGGCATACTGATGGCAGTAATGGATTCACGGATCATTCTGGCGGGACAGCCGGTAAACTCCTTGGGTGCGCTTGCGGCGGGAACGCAGCTTGCGGCACAAACGAATGCGGTGCGCGACCAGAACAATTTGCGCGACCTGTATCAGGCGCAGGGGCCGGGGATATTGGCTGGCGATGCCTCGTCCCTAAATGCGCTGGCCGGTCTTGATCCCATGGCGGCTCTTGACGTTCGCAACGTGCAAGATCAGCGGGCAGAGCGGCAGGAGCGTCTGCGAATGGCTCGGGCGGCTGGTGCGCGGGCAGCGGCAAGCGCAGCGGCGTCTCAATCTCGGGCAGAGCGGGACGCGCAGGAGGCGGAAATCCGGCGCGGTTTAGGTGCCGCTCGAACTGCTGGTTCGGCGGCTGAGTGGGATGCCATCGCAACGCAATTCGGGGCCGATGAACTTGTCGGCCAATTCGATCAGCGCGACGCTGTTATATCCTTCTATGAGGGTTACACAGAGCCGTCAGCGCCTTCTTACCGCGAGTTCGATGGCAACCTGTATACCGAAACGCCAAATGGGCTTGATCTTGCAATGCCGGGGCAGCCGGATGCGCCGACTTATTCAATTATGTCGCCGGAAGAAGTCGCCGCTATCCCCGGCCTTGATCCCAGCAGAACATATCAGCGCAACGCTAATGGCCAGATAACCCCAGTTGGCGGCGGGGGGCAGACAATCAACATCGGCGGCGAAGGCGCTGGCGGCCCGCAGATCGGGGCAGTTCCGCAAGGCTGGTCCGTTGTTCCAGATCCGTCAGAACCGTCCGGGTTTAGAATGTATCAAATCGGCGGCGGGCCAGAGGATACAAGCACAGAGGACGCGCTAAACGCCAATATCAGGGGCGCGGGAACGGACCTCGTGCTGGATGAAATCGGGCGCGCAAGAGACCTGATAGAAAATCAGGGAATAGTGCCGAATACAGGTCCAGTCGGTGCTATCGTTGGGGAGGTTCTACCAAACACCGATGCGGGTTCGCTGGGGCAACGACTCCAAACTATCAGGGCAAACATCGGCTTTGATCGATTGCAGCAAATGCGCGACGCATCACCTACCGGCGGCGCGCTTGGGCAGGTTTCAGAGTTTGAAAACAGGTTGCTTCAATCTGTTTACGGCAGTCTTTTGCAGGCGCAAGACGACGAAGAGTTGCTATACAATCTGGACAGACTTGAAAGAACATATCAGCGCATCATCAATCAGGGCATTCCAGACGAAGAGGCGCGAAGAATGCTACAGGGCGGTGCAGATAGAGACATATCGCAACTAGATGTGACCGGTCTGCTCGACTTAAACATTGACGACCTGAGCGATGCCGAAATCAGGCTATACAATGCGAGAATGCAGGAGTTGCTAAATGAGCGGTGATATTCGCACCACAGCAGAACGCCTGCGCGCGCAAACGCTTCGTATGCAAGCGGAGTCTATGGCCGGGCGGCAACCAGAGGCACCCGCCCAATCGCCCGGCATCGTGGGCGGGGTTTCTGGCGCTGCTGCTGATGGTTTCCTGTTGGGTGCCGGTGACGAATATCTCGCGGCGCTATCTACCGTCCTTGGGGTCACGCCGGATGGCGAGGGCGGCGCGAATTGGTTTGACTACTCGCAGCCAACCAGAGAGCGGTTTTTGCAGGCTCTTGACCAAATACGATCCGAGCAAGCGGCGTTTCAGCGTGACCGCCCCGGCTTGGCGTTGGGCGCTGAGGTCGCCGGTGCCGTTGCGCCCGCGATGATCCCAGGGGGGCAAATCGCAGCGGCCAGAAATGTGGGGACCGGCGCGCGTGTGGTTCAGGGGATGGCGGCAGGCGGCGCGATGGGCGGGGCTTACGGGTTCAATGAGGGCGAGGGCTTGAACGATAGGCTAGAAGGGGCGGCGCGATCCGCGCCAATCGGCGCACTAATGGGCGGCGGGGGTGCGCTTGCAGGCCAGCAGTTGCAAGCATACCTTAGCCGGAGAGCGGGAAACGCGGCGGTAAGATCAGCCGCAGACGGCGCACCGACAACGGACCAGCTTAGGGCATTGGGAAATTCTCTCTACCAGCAGATAGACGATGCGGGGGTGGTTGTTGCGCCGCAAGCATATCGCGACATGGCCGGACGCCTGACCTCGGAAATGGTTGAGGGTGGCCTTGATGACACCACTGGCGCGCTCGGGCTAACCCCAAACTCTGCACGATTGGCGCAGCTAATCAACGAGGCGGGAGACGCCCAAGATGGCGTTCCTCTGGCGGCGATCCAGAGGCTCCGCAGGCAAGCGCAGATCCCCGCCGGTAGCGTTTCGAATAGGGCCGAGGCGTCCCTCGGGTCGCGCGTCGTTGGGTCTCTTGATGATTTCATGGAGAACCTAACGCCCGGCCAAGTATCCGCTGGCAATCCAGGTGCGGCGGCCATGCTTTCCCAGGCGCGCAACGTATGGGGCAGGATGCGGCGAAGCGAGTTGCTTGATGAAACAATCAGTAGGGCACAGAATTACAGGTCTGGGCCGGAGGCTGGATTGCGGGCCGGGTTCCAGAGCCTTTTGAACAACAGACGCCTTATGCGCGGGTTCTCCGAGGGAGAAATCGCAGCAATGCGGCGGGTTGTAAATTCCAGAGACTTCAACACCATTTTGCGCCAAATTGGCAGGTTTGGCCTCGCCACAACGGGCGGGTCAAGCGGTCTCGGCGCGGCGTTGGGGGCCGCATCCGGCGGTATCGCGGGCGGTCCTGTGGGCGCTGTCGCCACTACAGGGGCCGCTACGTTGGCGCGGGTCGCATCTGAAAGGGCTACTAATCGACTTGCAAGAACAGCAAGGGATGTCGCCGCGAATGGCGGATTGCAGCAGCTTCCAGTTGTTGGGGTTGCCCCCCGAAACGCGCTTGAGGCGTTGATCCGTCGGGGCGGTATAGCGGCGTCGAACTAAACGTATAGCATCAACGCGGTCCAGAATGCGATGCCGCCTGCCAACAAATAGAACGCTGGCCGCGCCGTCATATTCAACCTCTCGCCCTTACTGATTTCGATCATGCAGTAAGCAAACACCACCGTGAATATGTTCGCGGCCAAAACCGCAGCGGCGATTTTAAGGTAATCGATCTCCATCGAGACAATATAGCCAAACTTCGCATCAGTTCCAATACCAGCCGCCCCGATGGGCGGTTTTTTTATGGGAAACACTCATGGCAAACCAACTAAACCACAACCCAATTCGGGCCGTGGATGGCAACGGAAACCCGGTATCTGGCGCGCTGGCCCGGTTCTATAACGTGAACACGGTGACAGAACAAACGGTTTACTCAGACTCGGCGCTTTCGGCTGTTCACGCGCAACCGCTTGTGGCTGACAGCAGCGGCGTATTCCCACAAGTGTTCACGGCGGGCGCGGTGCAAACCAAGGTCAACGTAACAGACAGCAGCGGCGTGACCCTTCCCGGCTTTCCGTTAGATCCAGCCAATTCCATTCCCCTTTCAGCATCTGGCGCGTCAGCTATTTCATTTTCGCCCCCCGCTTGGTCATCCTCAACCACGGTGCAAGACGCCATCGAGGAGGTTCACACCAAGAGCCTGCAAAACGTGGTCGAGGACACGACGCCACAACTCGGCGGCGTTCTGGACACGAACGGCAAGCAAGTCCGATGGTCTAAAGGTGCTGATGTGGCTTCCGCTTCTGCGCTGACGCTTGGCGATGACGGAAACAACTTTGACGTTACCGGCACCGCGACAATCAACACGATTGCGACAAAGGGCGTGGGAACAATTGTTGCCCTTCACTTTGACGGCGCGGCGGTTCTGGCGAGCAACCCGCCATTTATCGTTGTTCCGACAACCGCGAACATTACCGCAGAAGCGGGCGATATTGCCATTCTCCAAGAGTATTCCGCTGGCAGTTGGCGGGTGATTTCATATCAACGAAATAACGGTAGGCCGCTGTATCAGGGGGTATATGTGCAGGCACAGTGCGTTCTGAACGGAACCGGAACGCCATCTGTGAGCGGAGATTTCAACATCGCCAGCGTTACAGACAATGGGACCGGCGACTACACGCTGAACTTCACGACCGCGATGAGCAGCGCCAATTACAATGTTCAAATCACACTTGCGCCGCGATCAGATAGCCGGTCCGTTTTTGGGTTTGTTGGAACGCGGGCAACCGGGAGTGTGCAAATTATCATTCTAAGCAACGATTCAGAGAGTTCCACACCAGCGGCCTACGACCACGACGAAATCCACGTCGCCGTAATTGCATAAATAACAAGGATACCGCCATGGGTCTTATTCAGCAGCGCGAAACGTGGTCAGTCACGCGCAAGAAAATCAACCAGACCAACCGCGTCACACATGCAGAGTTTATTGCAAACACTGATTTCACATATACCGCCGGTAGTGTTGGTTCAGTCACGGCTGGGGATATATTCAGGCTTGCGGATGGGTCATCTTGGGAAGTTGCAGCATCTGGCGCAAGCGATCAGCATCTAACGGTCAACGGCGTCAAATGGTATGAGGCAGGCCCGAATTTCAGCACCCGTGCCATAATGGTTGCGGCCAAGGCGCGGATGGATGCGGCGGGTGATACCGTTTCTGTAGGAACGATCTGGACGGATGATCTGGGCCGATACCGCTTTCTGGACGACGCCAACACGGACATAACCGGCATGATCGGGTGGGCCAAGAGCGTGCCGGGCACGATTTCCGAGGCAACGAAGCAGGCCACCACATCTGGCACGGCGTTCGATTTCACCGCCATCCCGGCGGGAACAAAAGAGGTTATCGTTTGCCTGAACAAGGTCAACCTTTCTGCTGCGGATGATTTGTTGGTGCAGATCGGCCCATCAGGCGGGCTTGTGACAACCGGCTATGCGTCCTCATCGTCCCGCACAGGTGGGGCCACGACTAGCACGGTTGGCTTCCATATGAATATCAACTCGTTTTCGCCGCGAGACATCATTGCGGTGATGCGCCTCTATCTGATGGACGAGGCAACCAATACGTGGCTGTCAGAGCATAACGGCTTCAACGGGCCGGATTATGAATTGAACGGATCGGGGATGCTCGCGCTGTCGGGCGAACTTACGCAACTGCGCCTGACACGCTCAGGCACCGACACGTTCGACCAGGGCGAAGTGAACATTCTTTACAGGTGATGAAATGACAATCCAGCGCATAAACGTGGTGACGGGTGAGGTTGAAGTAATCGACGGCGATGCCCCATCTTTTCGCCTTGCCAGATCAGAAATAAAAGCGTGGCGGGAAACCGCAAGCGTCCCGCGCGGTGCCTTCTGCACAAACCTTATGGGCGCAGGTCTGCTGCCCCCGGCAGAGGCGATTGCGGCGGCGCGTGGCGAGTGGCCCGCGACATTCGCCCGAGCACTGGACGGGTTGTCAGATGAGCAGGCGGCGGGCGCTCAGATCGAATGGGCCGGGGCAACAGAAATTCGCCGCAATGCACCCCTTCTGGCCAGATTGGCGGCGTTCGCAAAGGTATCCGCGAAAGCGGTTGATCGGCTCTGTGGGTGGAGCGAGAAATGATACCTCTTCGCAAAACCGCAGAAATGTTCATGGCGGTATATGTCATCGGGTTCAGCGGGTTTGTTGCGGGGAGTCATTGGGGCGGGGTCAACGCTCTTGAATGGGCGGGAATGACGCACTTGGAGGCCCTGCAATTCGCATGGTTATGCCTTGGTGCGTCTGCCGTCCACGCGTTCGGGATTCGGCTGAATGGGTCTTTCCGATGGTCCCCTTTCATTCGGGCGGCGGCACTCATTGCACTGTCCTTGGCATTCTTGGATCTGGCTTGGGCTGGTGCTGGGAACACCGCGAGTTACACCTATCTGTGGGTGTTTTTCGGCTTCTTTCTGGCGCTGAGAACAACGGTGCGCGATTGCATTCTTGCGTGGCGGGGGCACTATGGAACAACTCATTAATGAATTCGCCGGATATGGCCCTATCGGTCTAGTCGTGGCGCTCATTATTTTCATGATGCGCGGCGAGATCATTGCGACCCTACGCGGTGGAACGACGGAAACAGGCCGCTTGATTGTCGCAATCGACAATAACACGGCTGAGATGTCAAAGATGGTTTCTGCCATAGACGGCCAGACTAAGCAGTTTGAGAACAACAACCAGTATTTTCAACAGGCCGTCTCCGGCATCCACGATGTCGTTGATGCGACCGGAAAGACAAGCGCGGAAATAAACAATCTTAGAATGGACCTGGCCAAGGGGGGTATTTCGTGATGGATAAGCAAGCGTTCTACACAAGCCTGCGCCGCCGCAACAGTGGTGTTTTCGGCACCAGCCTATCACAGAAGCAAGTCGAGGGTATGGAAGCCATCATTGATGAAGGGGCGCACTCGCCGTTGTCTCATTTGGCCTACGCCCTTGCCACGACATACGGCGAGACCGGCGGGCGAATGCAGCCGATTTCCGAAAATATGAATTACACTAGCGCGCGGCGGATCGAACAGGTGTTCTCAAATTCCCGCCGTAAGGGCATCCCGGGTGACCAGCTGGTGCGGAACCCTGAGAAACTGGCAAACACGGTCTATGGCGGCATTCTTGGCAACGGCACCGATAATGGCGATGGCTGGCGGTTCCGTGGACGGGGGTTTGTTCAGAACACCGGGCGGCTTAATTATGAGAAGGTCCGCGCGTTGACCGGTGTCGATGTGGTCAGCAATCCAGATCTGGCGCTGCGCATTGATGTTGCAGCCAAGGCGCTCATTGCCGGTATCGAACACGGTATCTACACGGGCAAAAAGGCCAGCGACTACCTGCCGGGAGATTACCGCAACGCGCGGCGGATCATCAACGGCACATTCGAGGCTGACAAATATGCTGGCTACGCGCGGGCATTCGATGCAGCCCTGTCTGAGGCTGGATATCAGGCGCAGCCAGTCATGCCAACTTCCCCACCAGCTATGCCGGAAATATACCCAGAACCTGCCCCAACGCGGCCCACACAACCCGTTGATGATGTTTCACGGGCCTCCACCCCCAAAAAGCCCGCAACCGGACTGCTGGCGTCGCTCTTGCGTCTGTTTGGCAGCCTGAAAGGATAACCCATGAAATTGATCTCAAACTGGAAAGACTCGTGGAAATGGTTTTCCACACAGGCAATGCTACTCGCCGTAGCTGTCCAAGGCGCTTGGGATTATATCCCAGCCGACATGAGGGCATCACTGCCAGACGGCTTTGTTACGTGGGCGACCATGGGCCTGCTGGTTCTTGGCATCATCGGACGCACCATTAGGCAAGGAGGTGAAGAATGATTGCCGACCTGCTTTGGGGCTGGCTGGCCGGAGCGTGGCAGTACGTGGCTATGGGTGTGGGTGCTGTGGCGTTGTTATTTGCGGGGCGTCGGCAAGGCAAGGTGAAGGAACGAAACAGGGCAAAGGAGGCTGACTATGAACGTGCAAACGAAATTCGTGATCGGGTCGAGTTTGATCTTGCTGACCGCGTGCGCGAATACGACGGGCGTGGCTACCGCGACAGAGAATGAAGTCTGCCGTTCATGGGGCGCGTCGTTAGCAACAAGGTCGGTAGACGACACTCCGCAGACGCAGGCAGAAATCCAGAACTCCTACGCTGCTTTCTCACTGGCCTGCCCCGAATGGGTTGACCTGATACCGGAGTAATTCCATGCGGGCATTTGTTTCTGACATATCCCGCTTCCTTCACGACGCGCTTTTCCCCGGCCCATCGCAAAGCCTCTGCGCCAGAGCATGGCAGCATCGAGGCGAGTCTGGTTTTTGGGCGGCATGGGTCCGCATCTTTGGCAGGCATCACTGCGAACGGTCTTACCGATACCACAGGAGACATGGGCATGGTTGAGACATTCCAGATCCTGATGACTATCTGTTCCATGACGATGTTCGGCCCCGAATGCGAAGAGCGGAATATTATGGCCCGCAACTGGCCGCTGGCGATATGCAATCAGCAGCGCCGCAGGTTGGAGCGAACAGTTTCCAGGATTCTGCCGGACGACGATAAAGAGTTTTTCGAGATAGGCGCGACCTGCGTTGCGGGGCAAGGCGTATGATCCGCGCCGGTCGCAGAGCTACCATCAATGGCATATTTAGCAGCGCGAAGTTCGCGGCCTAGTCAAGCGATTTAACTTGATTTCCCTAAATGCAAGCCATTTGGCTTGACGCTTTACCATCCCGTTATTCTGAATTTATCAGGTGCCTTTAGCGTTTTTGCTGGCTTACCAAGACGAAATTTCTCCCACGCAGAGATGGCAAGGCGTTGCGTCTCGGAGAGAGATGACTTTTTCCCTCTGATTGCTTCGTTGTTCATCCTTTCTCGAAGGGCGTGCGCGGGGCACCCTTTGTAATCAGGTATGCCTGTAGAAAATACGCGCTTGAATGCCTCAGCCCTTTGCGCCTCACCTGTTCTCATGGCCACAAAGTAGATCGCTCCAAGTATGTTCCCTATCCTGGGGTATGCCTTTGTTGCGGCGAATGTCGCAGCGGCATTTATATCTGGGTATCTGGCGACAAAATCAAATACTTCTGTCGCGGATGGATTTGCGCTACGCGGTCGGCCATTTGAAAGAGAAAAAAGAATGTTGACAACAGCACTTAGATTATTCGCATTCTTGACGCCTTCAAGGGATAGGTGATCGCCAACAGTTCTGCTTGCGCCAGTGTCAACTGTCTTTCTGTTTTCACTACATACTCCGCGAACAACGACCGATGTTATAGCTACGCCGGAAGTATTGCAGGCTGTCAGTCTGTGATGGCCGTCAATCAACCGCCCGGCATTGTCAAATATTATGCTTTCGCCGTTTGTTACAAAATTACCTGACAGCATGTCGCGCTTTAGGCTGTTGATCTTTGCCGTTTTCAGATTACGGTTGCCGCCGCTTTCCTTAAGCATTTTTCCTGCGCGGGCGCTGTCTATATATTCAATAGCTGTTGAAATACCAGAAGATGCTGTTTTTGATGTAATGTTCATGATATTTCCTCTTTCATGGCCTCAACCTGATAGGGTGGTGCGCGGCGGCTTGGGTCGAAGGTCTTTAGGGCAGCGCGCAATACGTGAGACAAAAAAGGTGCGGCAAGGTCAGCGCCGAGCACTGCCTCACCAATCGCAAGAATTTCGTTTTGCATTTCAAGCGCGGTCTCGTATGCAAATTCGACGGGAACCTCATTGCTGAAAGTCGTTATTCCGCTATATGCGCCACCTCTCAAGATTGCATGGTTGACGTGTTCTTCTGCTTCCGATGTTGCCAAGTCTGATATGATCGGCCACATCTCAGGTGTTGACCAAATTTGTTTCAGAACCAAACCTTGCGACCGTCGCCTTGCGCGCTCTGCCGCCTTGCGTTCCGCTGGCGTTGGTGGTGGCATAAGATTACTCCACTGTGACATGTCACATGTAATAACGGCGCGTGACATGTCACGCAAGCGATTTATATCACTTTCCGCTGGCCTAACGGCTGGCGGGCTTTTTTGTTATTTGTCCAACAGACATTGCCGATCTCTGAAATTCTGTCTTTCAGGTTTTGTCTGGTCATTGTCCTGCCCCCAATACAAATCCAGAGAAAAATGCAGCGCCGTGACTTATGATATACACGACAATAATCAAAAGCAGAGTTTTACCCAATCTTGCTGATTTGTAATGGTGCACGATATCCATCCCGAAGGTAAAAAGGACCGAACCGCCGAGGGATACAGCAATTGCGGCAATAATGAACTCCATACTCATTATTCTTCCTCACACACAGGATAGCCGAACTGCGCCATTTCAGATCCGCGTAGGTTTGTGAACAGGGTAGTGATCCGCCCGCTTTCGATACCGTCGAGAAACCAGCGGGCAAGCGCTGGGTTGTAAGTCTCCGCTATATTGGCATTTGCAATATCGCCAGCCGATCCGGTTAGAGGGATCGGCATCACAGTAAGGATACTGACACCAGCAACGGCGCGGTGAAACCCGAAGATGGTATTGGCCTCTGCACACGACCCCGGCACGTTCTCGACGAGGAACAGGGCGAATGTTCCGGCACTGGTAAACCGGCCCGACAGGCGCACAGGGCGTCCCTCGCTGAATGCCCGAGCCATCATGCGGTTGACATATTCTCGGCCCTGAGCGATGCCCCCGCCGCCCCTGCCGTCGATGATGATAGGCGGTGCAGATTGGTTAATTGTGCCGCTGAACTGTGGCGGCGCAGAGCCTTCCGGCGCAACTGCGCAAGCAGATAGCAGCGCGATAAATGCGAGGGCAACGATAGCTTTACAGGACATAATTACCTCCAATAATAAGGGCGGCTAAGAGCACCCACGCAGACACGCCGTAGAGAACAAGCCGCAGGGACAGAATGCCAGCGCCGGGGCGTGGTTCGCCGGGCAGGTGGTCTGGTTCGTGGTGGTGCGGGGTCATTGCGTCAGTCCTCCTGCGCGATCAGGGCTTTTAGGATAGCGACCAACCATGCTCGGGCTGGATCGTTATAATCCCCCTCATGTGTCTCGAAACCAGCCCAATCCTCTTCTGGGAGGATGCTGAGAACGGGTGAAATCACCTCAACGCACAGCGGCTTGTGCGGCAAGCTCGCTTTTCTCCACCGCCACCCCGGCAGAACAGCCTCGTGCAGCGCCTTGGCGGCGTCTAGGGAACCCTCATACCCAGCAGAAAATAGATCGAACAGGGCTTCGTCGAAACACCTATCAAAAAGGCTACAAAATTTCTCTGTGTAGCAGCGCTTTTCTGGTTGGATGCCGACCCCCGCGTCAACCATCGCCAACAGGTCCGTCAGCTCATCCTTGCGATCACTCATGGCTGTCACCGGAGAGGGCGCGAAGTCCATGAACTTGATCCCCCTCGACCCATAGACGATACATCATGCCGATAACTTGACGCATCTCCCCCACCACATTGCCCACAGTCTCGCGATCTTCGGCGCAATGGATCGCGGCCTTGACCACCTCCCCCGCCTCTTCTGCAAATTTGGAGATTACATAGTTCGGTTGGGGGAACTTGCGCATAGCCTTTTCCCCCTCGGCAACGCCTTGCCGAACCAGCGACATGAAAGCCTCCTGCACTGTCATGCCTTTCGACCTCGGCGGGTTGTCTTCTGCCGGACCAACCCGCCATATTTCCTTAATGCCGACCCGCTCCGCCCTGCGGATGAAGCAGACCGGGCAGAGAATGCCGCCGGGATCGTCCTTGCAATCTTCGCCGCCCATGACACGGTTCCAGAGATCGTGCGGCGCGAACCACACTGGGTTTTCCCCGCCGCCGCACTCTTGACATCCTGTTTCATCAGGTGGCGTAGGCGTGTTGATCCAGTTGCAGTCGGCACCGCCATTTTCACAATCACATTCAGCGCAACGGGTGCAATCCTGCGGCGCTGACGCGATGCTCAGGGTTTCCAAGGTTACCATCACACAGGCTATCGCGGCCTCCCACGACTCCTGTTTTTGGGCAAAGTGCGTTTTACTCTTTTGTGTTCTCATGTTTCGGAAAAGCGCTTTCTCCGCCTCTCTCAGCCCCGCCTGCCGGCCTTCTTTACGAGCTTTGTTAATCAGGTCTACAAGGGATAAGGCCATATCCACTGACGTTTCTGTGGCTTTAGCCGCGCACTCTGCTGCGTCCATGGTCTGGCCGCACAGACCGCAAAAAGGATTGTTTAACAGTTCAGGTGCTTTGGTCATGTCTTGTCCTTCTGCGTCGATGTTTCAAAATACTGCGTGGTAGCTATTTTCCCACAAGCGATGCAACGCCATTTGCCGAGTCTGCCGTGCAGTTGAATAACCACATGCAAGCACGCTCCGTTCTTTTCAGTCATTGATTGACCATTTTACGGTGTCGCGCTGCCCCTCAAATTCGTCGATTGCTTTCTGATCACCATGCCACCAATCGCGCAACCATACCTCACCGTCATCTCGCTTAAACGAATGCTCAACGGCTTCACGAAGTGTGGCGTTGGTTACGAACTGCCGGTTTAACCGACCCTCCGCAACCACCACGCGCGCTTGCAGGGCATCACGTTCGGCCTCAGCCTTCTCTGCGCGTTGCCGCAGGTTCCTAATGCAATCAGCTTCCCGGTGGGTGCTGTAAGAACCAAGGCTGCGAAGGCCTGAATATCCGTTAAGCGTCACCCCGCAATTGCGGCATGGATTTTCTACGCTAGTCATTCCGATCCCTCCTGTTTCGGCAGGCCGAATGCAGCCATGATCTGGGCGCGGTGGTGGGTGTTGGCGGCGACTTTGGCTGCGTCTGGCGACAGGCACGTCCCTATGAGTTTTTGTTTGTGGTGCCAAGAGTCGAGCCGAACAGTATAATCGCCCGATTTGAAAATCTCACCGGGCAGGAACTCCGTCCACTCCAACGGCTTCACCAGCTCCGGCAGGGTGGCGATAACGGCATCTGCGTGGTGTAGCCAATGATTTCTAGTGGCGTCCGCTTCTGCAAGGAACGCGTCAGGGTTGCGGTTTCGCGCCACATTTGGCGCGGCGCGGGCGGCATCGTTTTCCCACAAGGCAAACGCCAGCCCTTCGCGCATATCAGTCATTAGTCTGTTCCTTTCATGGCTTCCTTGAGAGCCTGAAACGCCACTTCGTATTCAGCCTGGTTGATTGCCACAAATGCTTGAGTCGCTGCCTCCCGTAGCCTCTCCACCTCGTCCAGCGCAGCGGTAAGGGCGGCAGCGGCTTCTTTCCTCAGATCAGCCTCGGCGGCATTATTATCGGCGGGTTTGCGGTCAAGCCGTCGCGCCCCTTTGACCAGCCGTTCCACCAGCGCGCGGGCTTCTTTGGTGTTGATGGTCATCGGTCTGTTCATTTCCAAAAAGCCCCGGCCCGCCTAAACCAGCCGGGGAGTTGGCCGCGAGGGGACGTGCGCGGCAGAGGTGTTCAGTCCGCCACTCGGCGCGATTGCTCTGAAAACGGGTCGAACTCACGTTTGATGCGCATGTCATAAATGCCGGGTTCGAGATGCACCGGATCGTGTGGCACGGCTGCATCCTGAAAGAGCGTCGTCGGCTCTTTTACGATGGCATAAAGAATGCGCGCGCCAGCCGGAGACTGAACGCGCTCCATTACCTCCACGTCGCCGCCAAGGACGTGGTGGTGGCCTTGTTCGGAGTGCGAGATGATGAAGCCCTTGTCGGTTTTTTCCGTGAACGGCTTCATGTCCAGATCAGGCAGGCGCTCAATCCTGTCGATCCGGATCTCGCCTTGGTTGGCAATTGCTTCGCGTTTCATGTGTTTTCCTTTTACGTTCTGATTGCA